CCCGCTTTAGGTATCAGGGAAACCCTGTCCAGATCTGATTTCGTTAAGTCAGATCAAACTCCCCGGTGGGCATGACCCACCGGTAGGCTTCTTCAAGCCTACCTGCGTCCTCACGAGCAACGTCGCCTGGATATTCATTCCCTTTTGAGGGTCTGAACTCCCCGCCATAAGCGGGACCCCAGGACGTACACTCACCGGAACGCAATGCTAAAGCTAGCAGAGCACCCTCATGCGCTGGATAACGCTTGAGGGGACGCCGTACAACCCTACACCTTAGTCCAAGGTTAGGGTCTTGCGGGCTTTTCCCTCGTCCGAGGACAAGAGAAAAGGTATCCGCCGAGACGGCCCATCCATCGTCACCTTCTGTCCCCAATGGGAGTTGAAAGCGTCGAGTCTCGCCTCCACTCGCCCAAGCTGCTCGCCAAGCGCTCGTAAGCCACCCGTGAGGATGGCCACGCAGCGCAAGGCTACTAGCAAGGCGAATAGTGCGATTGCCGAGTCTAACGATTTCAAGACTTCCGTCATACGGTATTTCCTTCTGGTAAATGGGTGTTACATCATAGCCATCGAAGTAGTGCTTTCCGCACGACTCATAAAACCGCCCCTCGAAGAATGATTTCTCGGAATTAACCGTGAAACCACAAAACGAAAGGAGATTCACAAGGCGCGGCGCATGTGTTTTCGACACAATGATGTCATCCCCATACACCATCGGCTCTACATCCTCACGAGTGTCGCGTGTGCCCTCAGCCAAAGCCCAAAATATGAGGCTTTCAAGCTCGAAGGTAAACGCGTTGCCCATGGACGAAAACTTTTCGCTCTTCTGCCAACCGGTTTTCCCGATTCGGTAGTTTTGCGATCGTATATCGTCCATGTACATGGCCCACTCGATCGGCAGAAGCTGGTAAACCAGCTCTGTGCTTACGGAATCGCTAGCGGCACTTAGATCAAGTGTCGCTAATCCATCAGCTTGGGCACATGATGCGCCTTGCTGATTTCGGCCCTGGTCATCCAGGTCGATTCCAACAGACTTAAGTCGCTTCCGGATGTAGCGGCCGACTCCCTTTTGAAGGAAGCCATTACCGCGGGGTTCCTTGGCAATTGTGCGATCTGTCAGCGCACTCTTAGGCACAGTGTCAATTACGTTACCAGGTGTTACCTGGATAACTCCGGGGAGGAATGAAAACGGGCCCGAAAGCTCGTCAACCTTTACCCCCAGGATTACACTAGACCAGTGAAGGTCTCCTTGGAGCTGCCTCACGAAGTGAGGATACGCTCTTTGTGTGACTGAAATGGGAAGTTTAAACAGCTTAGTGTCCGGAAAGGCATGCGATCTTTTAAGATCGTCTGTCGCCCCCGGACCCCATCCACACTGATTCACCTTTGAGAAGTTGAACTGTCCGAGTACTTCCAGGATTTTTCGGCTCGCCTCGAAAAGAGGTCCGCCCCAGTCATTTAGACTAGTCCTGATAAGCCTCATCCGCCAGTTCGTCCACGCGCAGGTTACCTCGGAGTCTTTAAAACTCCTAAGCGCTTCGCCACGAGTATCCACACCGGTGTTAAGTCCCTTGTACTTGCGTACAAAGGACACAACGGTGTAATCCTTATGGAAGGAAGAAGCGTCAGTGTAATCCCTTGGGTTAATCTTCATACCAGCGAGTTGCTTATGCTCGTTGGCTTTGTACAGAAGACTAGCCTTAAGGGACACGAGAGAATCGACTGATTCACAAAGTGCCGAGAAAACGGCATGGAATGCGTCTCTTGAGGGACGCTCTTTGCGATTGGTCAGCCGCCTCTCCTCAACCGAACGGAACGACGAGCGTTTCGAACGCGGCCTTCACTTGACTTTCGTCAAGCAGTTGGTACGCGTACTTGCGCGAGTCTTGCCGTTCACGCAGCGTGCTGCGTTCGCTGATGAGAGCCGTCGTGGTGCTTTTCAGCACGTAGGCAACCTGATCAGGCGGCGTGATGCCGCTGTCACTGGTTCCCAACGTCTCGAGGGTCGGTGTATACACCGCCACCGTGACCTTGAAGTTTCTCTCTCCCGCATTGCTCCCAGCGCTCGGGGCGGGGGGCCTCACCACGGAGAGGCTGATTCGGTCGTAACCGAGGACGCCACCAGTGGATTGGTCCTCCCACCACAACACGCCATTGGCATCGCGGGTGATAGGAACGAAAGTATGGGCTACCGGCGTACCGGCTGCATCGTTGATCACGATGTTCGAAACGGACATTGGAGATCTCCAATAAAGTGACACGCTTTAGCGTGCTTCCAGGGCAGACCAAGGCCCAAAGAGAAGAATCGGGAACCATTTCCCCATTCTAGTCAAAACCGCACTTTCGCACGGAGGTATAACACGACGTACGCACCTTAAGGCACGCAAATCCCTCACTTGAGGAGCTGGCTCAGAAGAGCTGCCGCGTTTAAGAGTCTGCCGCTCCCTAGGTCAACCTTAAACCTAGGGACTTCTGGCATAGGAGCTGAAAACAGTAGCGACCTGTTCTTTGTCACCAGGGTTGTTTCCCCGGAGCCATCGTACAGGTAGAACATGCCTTCAAACGGTGAGTAGAAACCTTTTATGGTCGATCCACACCGGCTCTTTACCACACTCGTTCTATAACCAGACACGAAAGCCTGATTATAGAGGAGAGCAGATTCCGTCACCCTTAAGTATCCGCCTACGTTGACGAACCAGTCAACGACGAAACTATAAGGCAACGCTTCCCAGGCAAAAGACACTGGGTTGAGGCTGGAAAAACCAGCCAAACTCTCCAAGGCCGAGTTACTCATTGCAAATTTGCAACGGTACTCGATTCGGTTGTTGCTCTCAGTTACTTTCTGGAATGGGATCCCAGGAAGCTCCATCGAGACAATTTCCGTTTTCTTATCCTTTGAAGAGGCTCTGGCACGAATGTCATACCAGACTGTCTCAGGCTTTTTGATTCTCTCCAACGACTCAAAAATCGTCGAGAGGGTGGGTTTAACCCCATATACGTACTCAAGCCACTGTCCGCCCCAATCTCTTGGTTTGGACTTGATCATCGCTTTTAGGGATGATCGCATTTGAGTGACTAGTCGAACGGCCTTAAGAACAGTTTGCTGAGTCTGCTTGATCTGGTATAAGTCAATCGAAAGGTCGACTGAACCCCGGATCTGCTCGTATAGGTTCTCGAGCGCAGCTAGCTCAGCTTCACTACTTGACACCACATGTACACAGCCTGCAGCAGGTCGGAAGAAACCTTCCGTACTGTAGATTGTTCCAAAGATGTTAGTAATGGCGAACCCGAATATATTCGAGTACGTCGATTTGGTGTACGCTTGAGGTCGGGGGTTCTTAAAGTCCCCAGAGCTGCTCACGATTCCGGACAGATTGTTACCTTTCGCCGGCACCGACAACACCACTGGTGGGTCGGGCGGGTTAGTTATCACAATCGGTCCATTCGCGTTGACATCTCTTTCTCTCATAGTGCACCTCCTCGGGTCTTGTTTAAGGACCGCGAGGCAGAGAACGAACCTCCAGTCTAAAGGATCACCATTCAATTTCCAGGAGTAGGTCTATCAGTGCCCGTTTGGCTTTAGCCAACTCGGACACCCGCGCCTCCCCAGCCTTGACCTTCTTCAGCGTTCGCTGAACTAGGTTTTTGGCGTACTCAACTGCAATTGCATGGAAGTATATCTCGCACGGATACTGTTCGGAGCGGATGCTCCAATAGCACCATGCTATTTGTTCTTCCTGTTGAGTTTTGCTCAAGTCGGAAAACCTCTCAACGTCATCTGTTACGATGCCGTTCTCGTCAAGCATTACTGCCCAGCGAGTAAAAGGAACTCCGTCTTCACGCAACACTCTTTCGAGCGATTGCGGTCCGAAGTAGGTCCCCTTCTCAACGCCCAAATAGCTACGAACGAGGTCATAAATCTCGCTGTAGCGACTCTGGGAAAGAGCGAAGGCTTCCATTTCGGAAAAAGTAAAAAGGATACGCATGATAGATCTCCAAAGGAGTTGAACGGAGGTCCCCAGGATTGGGG